TTAAGAGTGACCAAACATTAATTCGCTTAGACACATTCGGTGCAATACTAGTTTTCTATGAAAGTTTAGTAACCGATGTGTCTAACATGAATGAGGTTGATGTTCAGAATTATGAATTCGCTAAAAAGCGATGTGAAGATGAATGGACAAAAGCGTTGCAGTTGATGAATTTCTATGATTTATATATGGATAATCCTCAAGGACCAACGACAAAGCTTGAAGAAAATTGGACAGCAGACGTTGATTACTTTAATGGAGATAGGAGATATTTCTAATGGCTGAAGTTGCTTATAGTGTATTGAACAGTCCAACAGTTACGCAAAATGAAATTGTTGCAGTTGTTAGACGAGACATACCTAAATTGTGGAACGTACCAATCTTTGAAGACTTCCCTAGCGATAGCGAAGTTGTACGATATGGTATCTACATAAGTGACGTTCATACAGTAGATAGAAATCCTAATCAATTAGGAATACAATACTGTGGTTCAATATACAACGCAGGTGACGAATTTAATATAACATATATTTCTTACCAAGACGATCCATACAATGTTGCTGTTAACAGTATCATTGGAAACTTAGTTACTGCTGTCAAAGACGATGGCGTTCAATTAATGGATGGATACTTTGAAAGAGATTTTGAACAGGTTCGCACGTATGGACCAACACAAGCAGAAAAGCATACCTGGACATTCAGAATGCTACGAATGGAATTTAATACATAACGCCAACATACAAGGAGACTAAAATGGCAAGAATTACAGTTAACACATCAGGTACTCAACCAACAATGTTGGTAAGTACAGACCTCATTAGCAACAGTGCTAACTGGGGAAACATAGCAAACACATTATCAGTTACTTGTTTACAGGACGTAACAATCACAAACTCTACTGGAGTATACTCATACATCGACTTCTGTTCTACAGATATGTATAAGTTAACAACACCAGCAGACAATGAGATTTCTGTGAATATGGTTATCGATGGTGAAGTTTTCTTTGGTAACGCAAATGCTACTGCAAACAGTGCGACATTTTATGGCATATCTGATTTGAGTATCAACAAGATACCATTGCAATTCAAAATGGTAATCAATGGCGGTAATACTACTGCTAACGCTTACTACTACGCTGGTCAAGGATTTATTTCTTCATTAGCACCAACAGCAAGTCCTGATGCACCTGTATGGGTGACACCAATGACATTGGCTGTCAATGGTTCTATGGTTTCAAACCAGAACCCTTAATCTCAATATAGATGGGAAGATAGGGGATACTCAAAAGGTATCCCCTTTTTTATAAGGAAAACAAATGACAGAACAAGTATGGTATAAAACAAATGAAGAAAAGTTGCGTAGTCTTATTGCAGACGAAGCAAAGATGATGCCTATGTTAGACAATATGATGGCAACAGTCAAACAACTAAAAGCAAAACAAGCATTTCGTTTAGCACTTCTAAATCAACTATTAGAAGAACTAACAGATAACGAATAAATACATTACAATAATTTAAAAGGATATAACAAATGAAACTCTCACAGCTTACAGCAAAACCCCAACTAATAGACATTCATATCGATGATGAAGATACCATCAAAGAGTTCGGTGAAGCAATCGAATTCTGGACTTGGGATCGTCAACCTATGGATGTGTTTATGAAGCTAGCAAACGCAACAGGTAATGATACAGCAGGTATCATTGGTATTGTTCGCACACTGATCCTTGATGATAAGGGTAAAGAAATATTAAAAGACGATGCTATGCTACCTACACACGTTTTAATGAAGGCTATTGGTAAGGTGACTGAGCTACTGGGAAAGTAACTCAAGACAGTATTGATCCTAAGTCTGAAAAGATGGCTCTCATACTGACTATAGACGGGCTAGGTAAGCGTTATGGAATGCTACCTAGCGAAGTGTTGAATAGAAGTAATACATTCGATTTGTATATTATGGATATGGCAATGACATTTGAAAATTATCATCACAAGAAGCAGATGAACAATGGCAGAGACCCAATCCCTGATTTTACAGAAGATGAATTATTGACGCTACTGAATAAGAATAAGGATTAGTAATGTCTGTGGTAACAAAAAATACAATGAGTAAAAGTTTATTAAGAATAGAAAAGCACATAGCAAATATTCCTAAAGAAGCTTTTACTGAATTTGTAAAAGGTACGCCTAAGCGAAGTGGTAACGCTAGAAGAAAAACTAGACTAAGTGGTAATAAGATTGTTGCTGGTTATAACTATGCACAGAAGTTAGATGAAGGTTATAGTAAGCAAGCACCAGACGGTATGACTAAACCAACCGAAGATTTCATTGAAAAAAGAATGAATCAAATATTAAAGGGAAAGTAATATGGCAGATTTAAGTTATACAGTTGACGTAAACACGACAGGTGCAGTCAATAGCCTTAAAAAGATTGATACTCAAGTTAAAGCGGTCAATGATAGCTTTGCTAAATTAAAAACGGCTATAGCTGGTATAGCACTAACTGGTCTTATAACTAGAACAATACAGTTCGCAGATGCTATACAAGATGTAAGCGATGCTACTGGCATTGCAGTTGATAAAATACTTGGCTTTAGTAGAGCAGTTGCACTTAATGGTGGAACAGCAGATGACGCTAATACAGCACTACTAAGATTTAATGAAACGTTAGGCAAAGCAGGCGATGGCGCAGTAAGCGCACAAGCCGCATTTGCTAGTATTGGTATATCATTAGAAGATTTAAGAACACTTAGTTCTGAACAGTTGTTTGTTAATACCATCGATGGCCTAGGTAAAGTTGGCAATCTTAGTGAGCAGGCAAGATTAAAGACAGAATTGTTTGGTAAGAGTTTACGTTCAACTAGTTTAACTGGTGTAAGTTCGCAGTTTGCACAAGCTACGAAAGAAAGTCAAGCTTATGCAAGTAGCGTTAAAGCTGCCGCTGATTTACAAAACAAATTAGATATGGCTTTTAAAACTTTACAGGCTAGCATATTAAAAACAATTGAACCACTAGCTAACTTTGTTAATAAGTTAGATCCAAAACAAATTGACGATATAGTACAAGCCATTGTAAAAATGAGTGTTGCATTAGGTAGTATTGCTGTTGCGGCTAAAGGTTTGCAATTGATAGGTAGTATTGCATTAGCAGTAGGTGGTGCGTTTGCAACATTAGCCGCTGTCACAGCAGTTCAAACATATAGATTTACTGCATTTTATTATGTAGTTAAGCAAGCCTTGCCTGTATTCTCTAGTGTGGGGAAAGCAGTAGTACTATTGGGCACTGCTGCCGGTACACAGATAGGTACTTTTGTAACATTAACGTCAAAGCTTCAGGGTGTTTTGTTTATTATAAAACAGTTGGGCGTTACTATTGCGCTTTTTGCTACTAAGTTTTTACCTAGATTAATAGCTCCTTTGGCTCTCATATATGGCGCATTTGAAGCAGCCAGAATAATAATTAAATCAGCATTTGACGTAGACATTGTTGATGAATTTGTTAACGCTGTAAGTTCTGCATATGGCAAGGTTAAAGGTTTCTTTGGAATGAAACCTGATGGCAAACCTGCAGAAGCATCTTATGATGAAACTGATAGACTTAAAAGGCGTTATCCTGCGCCATCGATGGCAGGTGAAGGCAACAATGTCACTAGTGGTATAGCTAAACAGATTTCAGATGTACAACAGATTACAGAGAACTTTAAAGAACAAAACAAACAGACTAATATAAAATTAGCACTTGAAGCAAGCTTAATAGGACTATCTGAGGATCAACGTGAAGTAATTCAAGGTATATACGAGTTAGAAGAAAAGCGTGTTGCCGCTATAAGTCAATTAGAAGATAAGTTAAAGAATCTAAGTCCTGATGAGAAGAAGCTTGGACTGGCTAAAGAAATTACAGCACAGATTGAAGCAGTAAACAAAGAGTATGGTATACAGCAGGGCTTAGTTGTTGCTAACATTGAACAGTTACAAGCGGCAAAAGCAATTGAGCAAGCACGTGTTACTCAATTAGAATATATGACACAGCAGATGCAGAAACAGCAAGAGATTGCTGGTGTCACTAGTGGAGTGTTTACTAATTTACAAAAGCAAATAAGTGATGCGGCATTCGGTAAAGAGCAAAAAGGCCGATCAATATTTGACCAACAAAAAGAACAGATTATACGCAACATTAAACTGTTAGAAACTGATATGGCTAACGCTGTAACAGAGGCGTTTAGCACTGAGGATGGCATAGGTGATGTACAACAGTATGGTATAGAATTAAAGAAAGTTTATGCATTAACAGAACAGTTAAAGCAAGCGCAATTAGAAGAAATCGATCTTAGCCGTGATTGGGCGACAGGTTGGTCTGACGCATTTGCTAGTTACTTAGATAATGCAACCAATGCGTATAAGATCGCTGGCGAACAGTTTAGTGCAATCACACAAGGTATGAACAGTGCTATTGATAAGTTTGTTGACGACGGTAAGTTTAGTTTCAGTGATTTTGCTACGAGTGTTATTAAAGACTTATTGAAAATAGAATTAAGAACACAAGCGGCAATGGCAATGTCAGCATTTAAAGGTGCTGGCGGTGCTGGTGGTATATTGAGTACGATTGGAAGTTTCTTTGGTGGCTTCTTTGCAGGTGGTGGTCAGCCTCCAGTAGGTAAAGCAAGCATCGTAGGTGAGAATGGACCTGAGTTGTTTGTTCCTAAATCTAGTGGTACAATAGTACCTAATGGTGGTAGTATGGGAAGCACTGTAAATAACTATATCACAAACAATAACATATCAGCAGTAGATGGTGCAAGTGTCGCTAGACTATTTGCTGACAATCGCAGAAGTTTATTAGGTGCTACACAACTAGCACAAAAAGAATTACCATATGGTAACAGATAAGGAAATATATGGCAGGGTTGCAAACAATATTAAATTTTAGTAATAGCTTAGAAATCAATCGTAGAAAGATGGTTGGTATACAATATACACGTAACGAAATACCACGTGTAAGTGCTACACCTACATTAAATCCCTGGCGTATGACATTAGAAGTGCCTAGTCGTTTCAAGTATTATCAAGCACGTGACTTGATGGAAGCACTAGACACATTAGATAAAATTACACCTGAAGTTATAACGTTCAGTAATCTACCTGCATTGAATTGGATCTTTAGGTATCAAGGTGCAATGACTACCGGCCAACTAAACACGATAACAGTAACGAGTTTTACTGGGAATCAACT